AAAGGTTCAACCTACGGCAAAGCATTGTTTGCACGCCGCCGGGCTGGTAAGTTCGGAGGCTATCGTAAAGAGCTTCAGCCGATTCTCACCAGCAAAGTGTAGAGATTAAGCTTTGCAACAATCCGGGGTCTGACCCATAGCCAGGGTCCCCCCATCCCTTACACTTATCCCAAGCGAGCCGACAGGAGCCCGCACACCCCCAGGAACATGACAAACCCCAACCGCACTGACCGCCTCACCCGTACCAGTATCCCCACCCCCGTGGCTGTGGCAGTAGCCAAGGTCACGATCAAAACCGGCTGCATCGTTGGCCGGCACCGTGCCCAATGGTTGTTGGACCTGTGGGAGAGCCCCACCGCTCTGCCTGCAGAGCGCAAGCTGGGCCGCCAGGCCCTGCAGGTTGCCGCCGATGCTGCAGGCCGCAGCGTGATCACGCTGGCTGATGGCACCACGATCAACAACCGGGTGTTCTCCAAGGCTTCCACCCGTAGGCTCCGGGACTGGAGCCAGGATCGCAACGCCACAGTTTGAGCCCATCGGGGCAGCTTGACGGCTGCCCCTTCCATCCTCTACAATTATCTCAAGCGGGCCGAGAGGTGCCCGCACCGTTTCGAGACCATGGCCATCCCCTTCCCTCAGTATCAGTTCTGTGCTCGCCGCATCGCTAAAGAGATCGGCTACAGCTTCTCTGGTGCCGGCGCTGTTGGCGCCAACCTGTTTTGGGTTGAGCGTATCTGGGGGCAACCCAGCAACACCCTGATGAGTCAAGCGGAGCTGCTGCGGTTCGCCATAACTGTTCAAGGCCCTGCCCTTAAGCCAGCCGCCTGACCCCTACGGGGAGCCTCCGGGCTCCCCACACCAGCCACACCACACCACACCCGAACCATGGCTAAGCAAACCACTATCACCCTCACCCTCACCCGTAACGAGGCCCGCCAGCTGCAAAGCCAGCTGGCCGATGCCGCTACCCGCTGGCACAGCCTCTGGAGGGATGCCGTAGAGGGCCGCCGCCCAGACCTTACCCCCAGCGGGTGCAGCGCCGTGGGCAAGGCAGCGTGGGATCGGTTTGATCAGATCGCCGAACTGCTGGCTGCTGCAGCAGCTGACTGATCAGCAGCCAGGGGGGCTTCGGCCCCCCTTCCATCAGCAATCCTGATTGATCAGCAGTGCTTATCAGCCAGTGGCAAGACAGATCAGCATTCCTGATCCATCAGCAGTCCTGATCAGTCGGGCAGGGCAGTATAAGCGGGCCTTATGGGTCGCCGGCCCGCCGGGCCGTGAAAAACCTCTAACTACCCTAAGCTATACCGGACCCAAAGAGCCAGAGAGATACTCAACCAACTCAAAAAATTTTCCACCAGATTTTTATGACTTATACGAATTGCCCAAATAATCAAAATGGCTATGTATCAGAAGATCTTCACACATACCAGGATATCAGAGAAGATTTAGAAACAGATAGGAAAGAAGCTATCGAATTTTTAGCTCAGCTAAAAACAATGTATCAGATGGATGTAAAAAATTCTGGCATAAGAGAAGCACTTAAAGATCTTCATACTACCCTCAATATCACAAAACCATCAGAGTATTACGAAGATAACATTGCAGTTGTATATGATGAGTTGTATACATTGAACAAACAATTTTACAAATCCAAAACCAACGCAGAAATTATCAAACTAATCGAAGGAGAAGAAGAGTATATCATATTTCCCCATTTGCATTTTGAAAAACTTCTATGAAATTCCGAACAAACACAAGTCTCCGAGAGCAATTATCATACATTGCCCTCTGTCTTTCAGAGACAATTCACATACTTTCAGAAAAATTTTTTCACAAAAAAATCTCTGAAAAAGAGTGATATATACTGTACAGTTTAAAAAAATAATTTTTTTGTATGTCTACATTTTCTTCATTTACAACAGAAGTACAGTACGATGATAAATCTGGTGAATATTTCATTACATTCCCCGACGAACTACTCGATGAAATGCAATGGATCGAGGGCGACACTTTAGAGTTTGAGTACTTTGATCATCACGATACTCCAGGAATTCGTATACATAAAGTAGGAGACTGAGGCGTATACGTTCTTAATAAATATGGGAAATTGTAGTCCAAAAAAGCAACCTAAGTGGGAGACAGCGACATTTACGTATCAACAATGTCCTTGTCCAGAAGAAGGTCCTTGTCCATCTATTACTCTTGAATTTGACTATATTGAACGATATTGGTATGAAGTAAGACCTCCTAATGCAGCCAAGAAGTTAATTGTTAATGGAAGTAAGCAAGAGAAATTAAAGAAGACTGTTATTCAAATACCCGATCTAGTGAATGGAGAAAATTCATCGGGTGAAGTAGTTAACTTTATTGATCAAGTATTTTATCAACCAGAATATGAAATTATTGGTTCTGGTGATGATATAAAAAGTAGACCAGTATTTGAAAGATACTGTAAGGCAGATATTGTATATGATGATCAATACTTCTACCACATTTTTGAGTGGCCATTATCTCACAATATTGAACCTAGACCTGTAGGAGGAATAACAGTAATTCCTGCACCACCTCCACCTCCAGGATCAGAGGGTGGTGGAACATCTTGTCCAACCTATCAAGTTGAAAGTACTACAGTAGGTGGTACAGTTACTTTAAATCGAGTAGATAGTCAAGTCCTTGGTGTTCCAGAGAATACCATTGTATATCATGGTGGCACAAATGATAATAAGATATTTTTCTACTATGAAAATACAAGTGACAAAAACTACATTGCAGTTGGTGATCGAATTAATGGATGGACTGTAAACAGAGTAGTTAACTATAACTCAGAACACTTTAATCAAAAATCTATCAGAACTACTGAAAGTGTTCGTCGTCGTGTTTCAAAATTTTCTGAAAATAAAAAAACTCCTGGATACATCTTTATAAACAAGAATGATGATTCTACAGATAGAATCATTAATATTGGCGACAGAGTAATTGGTAATGGTATTCAACAAGATACTTTTGTTGAGGGTATTCAAGGATTAAAAATATTCTTATCAAAACCTTTGAAGTATCAAAAGAAAAAAGATGTTCGTAATGTAAGATTTGAAAAAACAGATCTTGTAAATAATATTTCCAATAAAATTCTTTGTTATGCAGAAATTAGTGGAGGAAGTGCAAACTTCGTAAAAGATAATTTCTATTCAAGAAATAGTTCATCTACTCCACAATATACAAGTACAACTTATCATGTATTTGATGATAAGAAGAATAAGAATATACAACTTACAACAACTAAAGAGATCACCGTCGATATGAAATCTATGAATGATGATGGAGGATCTAGTGATGATACTGATAATCGAAAGCACTACGTAGTTACTTTCTTAGATGAAACTGAATTATCAAGTAAAAACGATATTCAAATAACCATCACAGATGATCAAACTGCATCTGGAGTAGAAAAGTCTTTTAACTTTGTTTCCAAGATTGAACTTGTAAATAGTAAAAAATTCAAAGTTTGGTTTAAAAGAAAGGATACTGGAAACAATACTTTTGTTCGTGGATGGAGTATAACAAGAAATCCTGGTGGAAGTGTTATTGGCGAAAATCGTATTCAGGTAGTTGCAGGAAAAGGAATTATAGACAGATCTGCAGTATGTGGAGTTTATGTAAGTAATGATAAAAAATACTTTACTTATACTCCATTATTTTATGGTAAAGATAGTTTTTGTGAATCTACGAATTTAAGTGATGATGAGTTAGGTAATTTTACACTTGGAAATGTAATCTTAAATGATAATACTACATATATTTCTCAAGAATTTTTATGTGTAAGTCCATTAACTGATGATCTCTATAGAATAAACAGTATATTTTGGACTTATTTTAATAGACCTGCATCATATAATGAATTAAAGTCTTGGAATGAAAAATATAAATTAGCATATGCAGAAAATCCATCTCCATCTGTTTATCTTGAATTGCAAAAAGAAATTATAGATTATGAAAATACAAAACTTGAAGGAAAAACAGTTCGTTTTGTAAAGGATGCCGAATGTGATAACACAATTACTCCAGAGTATGAAAAAGTTTATTATCCTTATGTAGAATTAAAAGACTTTGAAGATAAATTTGAACCAGTTACAGAACTTCCATCATATGATCCATGTGTAGGTGAAAAGACTCCAGCTGCATATAGTACTGATGAAATTAAAAAAATAATTGAAACAAATTTATCTAGTGTTAATCTTCCTCAAGAAATGTACAAAAGAATCATAGAGGATAATGATTCTTTACAAAATACATTGTTTAATGCTGTTGATAAAATTAAATCATCAATTCCAGATAAAACAACAATTCCAAATATTCCTCCTCAAATAGAAGGAGAGAATAAATCAAGTAAGGTTTTCTCTACAGAATATGCTCATCGTATTCCACCTAGATTTAAATCTTTAGAATATGTAATTGATGATTTTAGATTTATAGATGATAGTGGACTTATTTCAGACTCTGAAGTAAATAACATTAAAATACAAATTAAGTCTATTCCTAGATGGACTGGTTCTTTGAGTCCGTCTAGTGGATCAGGGTGGACCAGTACTGTAAATACCAGTTCTGAAGGATTTGTTAATTCAATTACAATTTCCGCAGCTCCATTTGCACCTCTTATTCCAGGATTTCCCCCACTTATTCCTCCAGTCACAAAATCTTGGGTTTCTGGACCACATCCAGCAACATTTTGGCATGGAGATGACATAAACTATCAAGTTACATTCCAAAAAATATTAAACTTTAGAGTCAATGAAGTAAGTAAGATTTTAGCTAACTGTGCTAAAAATAAAGGTAATCCATATATGGATAATCCACCATATGCAAAGATTACTAAATCAATTGAATCTGGAGACACAACTATAAATGTAGACAGTACTAGTCAGTTTGTTTCTTCTGGATATTTAATTATTCCAAAATTTATTGTAAAGAAAGAAGTTAATCCAGAAACACAGAATGAGACTTTGAAACATTATTACCTTGGTGAAGAAATTATTTACTATAAAAATAAAACCGGTACTCAATTTTTAAATTGTACTCGTGAAATGTTTGATTCATCAAATGATTTTGAAGAATTTATAAATTCTGGATTTATTGAAACTGGAGTCACTTATATAATTAAAACTCTTGGAACAGTAGATTGGAAATCTTATGGTGCTCCAGATAGTTATTCTGTTGGTACAATATTTACTGCAACATCAGATGGATCAGATGTAAATGAATCTGGAGAAGTATATCTATTTGAAACTACTTTAACTCCTTTTGATGGAAATACTTTTGTTATACATAGTTATGAAAAGAATAATTATTTGTCTCAATACTGGCCAATACAAATTCAGAACAAATGACCCGACCAATTGCAGGTTTAGGAAATCCAGATTCAATTTCATATAGACCTTGTTGTGTTTACCCTCCAAATACGGTAACTCCTATTGTTTCTACAGTATTTGCAGCGGGTATTCCAAGAGCAAAAGGAGGAGATGTATTGACTCCTGCTCCAGGATTTCCAGTTTGTAAAGATACGTTTTGTCCTCCATTAGAAAGAACAATTATTTCTGTCAGTACTGTATTTGTAAATGGATTGCCCTCTGCACACGTAGGGGACTTGACAAATACGACATCTCCACGTATAATATTACCTGTTCCTACCAACCTATTCGTTAATTGATATGGCAAAATCACCAAGTTTTAGCAAAACCAGTTATGTTCCAGGCAAACCAAAGTGTACTCGCCAAGGACGCAGTAAAAATACAAACCTTTCTGCAACTAGTAGAAACGGCAAACAAAAAAGATACAGAGGCCAAGGTCGATAATTGATAAAAGAGGGTTATTAACCCTCTTTTTTTGTAATAAATACTAGAGAAGGGATAGCAACCCCTTTAAAAGTTCTGTTAGACCCATTTTTTGGAGAAAACAGATGGCAATTCACCCAAATCCTGATAGAAATACCAGTTACATGAGACAGATGTGGGGGACCACGAGATTAATAACTGATTATGTCCCAGAAAAGCCAAAAAACAAAAGAAAATATTATGTAGATTACTGTGAATATTTTGAAGATTGCTCTAAATAGTTTATAATCTTCATTTTTTACTTTAAATGTCTACAATTTCCGACGAATTAGGTAAAATATCTCGATCTTTTAAAGATATTAGCCTAAATTTTAGTAGAAATCCAATGACAAATGACGTTGTTGTGATAAAAAATGAAGAGGCGATCAAACAGGCAGTAAAAAATTTAGTCTTAACCAAACTTGGAGAACGACTTTTTAAACCTTTGATAGGTACAAATACAACTGGGTATCTATTTGAATTAAATACTACTCTTTCAGCTAACTCTTTAATTGAAGAAATTGAAAATATTCTTACAACTTATGAATCAAGAATCAATCTTAAAAATATAACAGTAAATATTGAAGATGATTCTAATGAATTTGATGTAACTATTGAGTATTTTATTGTTGGTTTACCTCCTATATTACAAACAGTAGATTTTATCCTCGTAAGAGAAAGTTAATAAATGGAAATTCCTTCAATCTCTGCTTTAGAATTTACTCAAATCAGAGAATCAATCAAAAATTACATCAAAAATACCACTGACTTCAAAGATTACGACTTTGAAGGATCTAACTTGTCTATGTTACTAGACATTTTAGCTTATAATAGCATGTATTCGTCATATAATATTAATATGGCGGCAAATGAATTAAATTTAGATACCGCAGTTCTTCGTGATAACGTTGTATCACATGCTAAAAAATTAGGATATACTCCAAATTCATATACTTCTGCAAAAATAAATTATAATATCACAGTAAATAACCTATCAAATTTTGTTTCTGTGGTAATTCCCGCAGGAGTACTGTTTACAACTACACAAAATAATAAAACATACACTTTTATAACAAAAAAACAGTTATCTACTAACACACAAGGTAAATCTAGTGTAACATTTAACAATGTAGAAGTTTATGAAGGTACAGAATTTGCAATTAGATATACCGTAGATTCATCAAATGAAAATCAAAGATTCTTTGTACCTAATAATTTTGTAGATGTTGATTCTATCAGGGTTTCTATTATATCTGACCCAACCACAACTGAACAATTAGAAGTTGAGTATACCAAAATTTTTAGTATTGTAGGTGTTTCATCCTCGGATAGAATTTTCTTTGTAGAAGAAGTTCAGGATCAAAAATATGAGATTATCTTTGGAGATGATCTCATAGGAAGAAAACTTCAAAATGGAGAAATAGTTATTATTAGATACATTGTATCAAGTGGTTCTGTAGCAAATAATATTTTAAGTTCTCAATTAAGTTTTAAAGGAAGCATTAAAAAAGTCAATCCTCAACTAGAAGAACAAACAGTTTCTGGAAATGATATTGTAACTGTTTCACTGTCAAATAAGACTGATGGAGGATCAGAGTTTGAAAATATAAAATCAATAAAATATAGAGCACCTAGATATTATTCTGCACAACAAAGAGCAGTTGTAAATGATGATTACGAAAGTATTCTTCAAAACATATATCCAAATTCAGATTTGGTCAGAGTTATGGGAGGAGAAGATAAGAATCCTCCTCAATATGGTAAAGTATTCATTTCTATAAAACCAAAAATAGGAACATCTGTATCAACACTACAGAAAAGAATTATAGAGGAAGAAATTAAAAAATATACTGTTGGATCTATAATTCCAGTCGTAGAAGATGCACTTAAATTATTCATAAGTATAAATTTTAATATCATATATGATAAATCAAAAACGACTAGAACTTTATCTGAGTTAATAAATTTAGCTGAACAAATTATATTAAAATATAATTTAGATGACGAGTTTAAAAATTTTAGTGGCATTTTCTCTTCTTCTAAACTTTTATGTGACTTAAGAGAGATAGATTCATCTATTAAATTTATTGTTCCAAAATATATATTTTATCGCCCATTGCAACTATTTTCTGGAATATCTTATGAATATAAATTAGATTTTTATACAAAATTAAGAAATAAAGTTGATAATAAATATACATTAATTAGTGATCCATTTTGTGTATCTGGTTATAATGAACCATTATTCCTTGGTGCTTTTGGAAAAGACTTTTCTGGGTGTGATGAAGATAGAAATAAAAATATTTACTTAATCACCCAAAATGAAAGAGTAATTGATATTGTTGGAAATATTAATTATGATACTGGTTTAGTATCATGCACAATAACTTCTTGTCAAGATGAACCAATAAATATTTACGTGCTTCCAGAAAATCCAGACATAACAACAGGTCCAGATACTTATCCAGAATTAATATCTGACGGTATAAATCCTATTAGTGATGCTTCTCCAGATGATTTTGATAATACTGCGGAACTTCCAGGTCCTGGATCTACAGGATTAACTCCAGACATTCCTCCTTCGGGAGATCCAAATGGTGAAAATCCTGTTACTGATATTCCAGGAACTACTACTACAAATCCAGATGGATCTGTTACTAATGTGGATGATGATGGAACTGCAACCACCACAAATCCAGATGGTTCAACTAATATAGAACCAGGAAATGATACAGGTGATGGCGGTGGCGACGGCGGTGGCGACGGCGGTGGCGATGGACCTACACTCGATGATGATTTTACTCCAACTAATCCAGATACTTGCACATGAACACCTTAAAAGAGAAAATTACAACTACATCTGCGTTAATTGAAAATCAATTACCATCTTTTGTAGCAGATAACAATCCTAAATTTATTTCTTTTTTAAATTCATATTATGAATCTCAGGAGACAAAATATAATTCATTAGATTTAGTCAAAAATTTTATTGAATATTATAATATTGGAAGTTATACTTCTAATAGTTTAATTCAATCTACTAAATTGTCTCAGCAATTATTAAGTTCTCAGACAACTATAACTGTAGACAGTACTTTAGGATTCCCAGAACAAAATGGGTATCTGATGATCGAGGGAGAAATTATATTTTATAAGTCTAAAACTAAAACTCAATTTAAAGATTGTGTTAGAGGCACTGGAGCTTTTATTCTAGAAAAAATTCCGTCCAATCAAATTATATACAAAAATGGCACTTCAAGTGCAAATCATGCAAGTGAATCTGTAGTAACTAATGTAGCCTATTACTTTGTAGAAGAATTTTTAAGAAGAATAAAGACTGAGATTTCTCCTGTCCTTCCACAAAAATTATCTAAAAATTTAAACTTAATTACATTTTTAAAAAATATTAAATCCTTTTATAGTACAAAAGGAACTCAATTTTCCCATAAAATTCTTTTCAGAATTTTATTTAATGATAAACTTGTAAAATTAAGACTAGTTAATAGTGGCACTGGTGCAAAAATTAATATTTTAAATTATACTGGCAAAATTGATGAAGGTGGATATGAAGTTAAAGAATCTGGATCTGGGTATTATCTTGAATATGATGGAACTGGAAATTTAATAGGCCAACCAATTATAGAAATTTTGGGTTCTGGAACTGGATCTCCAAAAAATAATTTGATTCCAAACTCAGCTTCAATGAAAGTCACTGGCATGACTTTAGGTGGAGGAATTGCACAAAATGGCATAGAAGTTACAAATGAAGGAACTGGGTACGTTGGACCTATTACTGCCAGAATTCGTGATAGAAATTTTGATAATGATCAAGAAATTGAATGTGTGGATATAAATGGTAATGTTGTATCAACTGCTAAAGTTTATAGTTGGGATTCATCATCGAGAGAATTGACACTGTATGATGTAGAGGGATTTTTCTACTCTGGATATAGAATCATCGGTAAGGGAGGTGAAAATCCAAGATCAAAAATTTCTTTGGCATATCCAAAAACTTTACTTAATAAAGAAGGAAATCCTTCAATAGAAATTATTTCTAAAGATCCAGAAGTAGAACTTCCTAGAAATTATACTATACAATCTTCTGGTGCAAAATTTTATAAAAGAACTACAATAAGATGTGAATTAATTTCTGGAGATGCAATTGCTGTAGAAAGTGCTTCTCTTATCCAATTGACTCAAAAGTCAGATAAAACTTATAATATTAAAGGAACTTCCATCGAAGTTTCTAGTATTAATAATGTGGGTGGAAATTTTTATGAATTTGAAGTAGATGATAGTTTACAATATAAAAAATTATTTTTACCAGCATCTACAAAAATAACTTCATCTGTTACTATACCAAGTGTTGGAACTGGAGTTAATTTAAATGTTTTAAAAACAACTAATTTTCCTGAGAAAAATGGAAGATTACATATAAATGGAAAACTAGTAGAATATACTTCAAAAACACCTACTAGGTTTAATGGGTGTAAAGTTATTAACAATTCTGCATTTTCAGTATCTTCTTTAGATAATTGCTACCTACAAGGAAGAAGATGCACTCCAAATCATATATCATATTTTTTAACTGGATATATTAATGGCGCTGTTGATAATCCACTTATTTTTAGATTAGTATCTCTTCCATCTGAACCAATAATAGAAAATCCTGGATGTTTGTATTTTTCAAAAATTCACGAATTTGAAAATCAAACTATTTCAACTAAAATTAAATCTAAATCTTATCAATTTGGAAGTATAGATTCTGTTATTATTGAAAATGCAGGATCTAATTATAAAATATTTGATAATGTTTTAATTGATGAAAATTCATCAATTGGATCTGGATTTTATGCATATGTATCGGAAATTTCTGGAAAACCTGTAGAATCATATGATTTTACACGATTAAATTCTATTGATTATATTACAATAACAACATCAAGTAACCACAATTTACAGACTGAAGATGTTGTGTATTTTAATCAATCTATCGGGAAACAGAAAATATTCTCAGTTCTTTCCAATACAAAATTTTTAATTCCAAAACCATCTTCATTAACTGACACTAATCTTCTTATATCATATACAACCAATTCAAAAACTTCTTCTGGATCAATTGTAAAAATATCAATTTCAAATAAAGGAAATAATTATAATAAACTTCCTTTGGTTCTTGGAATAAAATCTGATACTGGTATTGGAGCTATTATTCAGTTAAATTCATCTACAATAGGAAGAATATCTGATTTAGAGTATGCTTCTGTTTCAGGAGAGCTTATTGGCGATAAAATTACAAAATATCCAATTAAATTTGGGTCAACTGCAAAAATAATTAATAATTTTCAATTATCTAAAATAAATATTATTTCTGCCGGTGATAATTATAGATCTTCGGATAAAATATCTATAAACGGCACGGTAAACGAATCTATTTACAAATTTAAAATTTCAACCTCAGCTTCTGTTTTATCCTCCATTGAAGTAATACGAGGTGGAAATAATCTGAGTGCATTTCCGCAAGTTCAAATTATAAGTGATACTGGATCTGGTGCATCTTTACAATCAGAAATTTCAAGAAAACATTTATATGAAAATGATATTTTATATTTAAATTCTTTAACTTCTCCTACTGGAGTTTGTAAGGTAATTTATTTCGATACTACTTCATCAACTCTTGAATTTGAAGTTGTTTCTGGTACGACCTCAAATAATGATATAGTATATCTTTCTGATGGATCTATATATGGAAATATCATTTCAATATCAACTGCATCTGCATATGCAACTCCTTTTTCATATGTAAAATATCCTCACAAATTTTTAGATAATTATGGATTTTTAAATGATTCTACACAAAAAATCCATGATAGTGTTTATTATCAAGATTGGTCATATCTATTAAATTCAAGTAGAAATATTTTTGAGTGGAAAAACGAAGTACTTCAAAATACTCATCCATCAGGATTTAAGGTATACGGAAAAAATACAATTGAAAAAATTAATTCAATATATCAACAAGATGATATTGTTAAAGGTTCTCTAATATTAAAGTCATCTTTTAATAACTTAGCAGAATTAAATTTAAGACTATCAAATTGCAAAACTCAAAAACTTTATCTTGGTAATACAAGTTCATTTAATGTATCTGATTATGTTTATAGTCCAATTTCAAAAGCTAAAGGAATAGTAAAGGAAGTTAATGACAATTTTATTGAAGTTTATCTTTATAATACAAGAAGAAAATTTGATGATTTAATTTTTGATGTAAATACTAGTTTTTATGAATTAACAATTAATGAATTAAATGTTTCTGAAAATTTTCCTATTGATAATTCTAATGTATATGTAATTGCAAATAATTCTTATGAACTTTTACCAAACACATATAATATAGTATCAAATGGAATTATAATTTATAATACATATAATTTTGAGGATTTTGATTCGTTAAAAGTATATCAAACTGGAACTGAATTTGATGAAACCATTTATTTCATTGATGGCGAATATGTATATGAAGTAGATGAAAAATTTATTTTTGAAAATATTGATGACACATCAAAATTATTATATTTTTATGATGGAATAATGCAACAACCTTATAGGAGTTATATTTATTCTAATGATACTTTTATTACAAATTTTAATATAGATACTTCAAAACAATCTATTACTAGTAAACTTACAACTGACTATGAAAATTTAAATTACTTAATTCAAGATTCTCAGTTAAAATTAATTAAAAATTTCCAAAATTTTTCTCCAATTAGTAAAGAAAATTTAATAATTTCAATTGATGGTGTAATACAATCACCAAATTCATTTACTTTAAATGGAAATGTGGTTCAATTATCGGAATCTGTGACATTTGAGGATAATGTATTTGTACTGTACCACGAAAAGTTCAAATCATTAACATTTACTGGATCTGGAACAACTTATACTTTAAATTATACACCATCATCCGCATGTAGATTATTAATTTTTGCTAATGGTGTATACCAGACTCACTTGGTTACAGATTATTCAGTGTCTGGAAATGTTCTTACATTAAGTGAATCTGTATCACCAGCTAATATTCTTGGTTGGTATATAGATGAATCTGTAATTTGTTCTTTGTTAAATATACAAAATATCAATCAATTTAAAATTTTAAATTCATCAACTTGCTCTGGAAAATTATTTACTACTTATATTGAAACCCGTGTAAATGCTTCTCCAAATTCATATTATGAATTTACAAAAAATTTAATGGATGGTACTGTTTACTCAGATACTTCCACAAATACTTTGTATGGCTACAACACTAGATTTAAATATTCAACTCCAGAATATTCTACTAGTTATGTAGAAGTTCTAAATCCTATAACATTCAATGGAAGTGCTAAGACATTTTCATTAACGTATATAAATGGAATTTCATATACTCCAGTCAATGGAGAATCAAATTTAATGGTTTACATTGATAACACTGTATTGGACTACGATAAGTATAGTATTTCTGGTTCATCTATAACTTTTGTAGATACTTATAATTCTTCGAATAACTGCACAATTATAGATTTTGCAAGTAAATATCGTTCTAACAATATTACTTCAAAAGGATCTAATCTCGATAGATTGAATGTTGTTCAAAATGGAACTAAAAAAATATTTAATTTATCTGATAGAGGAGTTCCCCAATATGTCAGGAATGTGGAAGATTTATTTGTAATTAAAAATGGAACTTTACAAATTCCAAATAGTACAACTCAATCCATATCCAATAATAAAGTAACATTACAGACTGCACCAGTTAGTACTGATGCATTAAATATTTTATATTTTAATAGGCAATTACTTCCAAGTAAAACTAAAAATCTTATACTCGATGGTATAGTTTGTTTTGATGGAATAAGAACATCATATCCATTGAGTATAGATGGAATCTATCAATATCCGGTTTCAATATATCATTTATTTGTGATTAGACATGGTGTACATCAACAACCATTAATTGATTATACAATTTCTACGACTGCAACTGGATCGTTTATAAACTTTAGTGTCGCTCCAGAGAATGGCGAAAATATAATTGTATATTATTCGTACAATGGATTGAATCAGAATTTTATTTTTGACACATTTAAATTTTTCAATGGCATTCAAAATACATTTTCTTTAACTGCAAATTATATTAGTGCTGACGTATTAAGTTCATCTCACATTCAAGTTTATAAAAATCAGGAATATCAGTATCCACAAAATGATTATACTATATCTGGAGGAACTGGGTACAAGTATATTCAGTTTTCTACTCCACCAACAACATCGGACAATTTTCATATTGTAAATTTTACAACTGATGATTTAGTTGATGTGACTTCTAGATTTTCACAACAATCTACTACATCATTATTATACACTCCCGCAACTCCATCAATTGATACTAATGTATTTTTAATTTATATTAATGGAATTTTGCAAGTTAAAGATTCATGGAGTTTTAACACAACCACACAAATATTATCTTTGACTCAATTTGTAAGTTTGTCGCTAGATGATGTTAGGATACTTGCTTTTAAAACTGCAAGAAGAAAATTTGATACTATCAATACAGTAAATGGAACTAATACATATACTTTAACTGTTAATAGCAATAACATTACAACAAATTTACCCACAAAAAATTCAGATTTAATTGTAATTGTCAATGGAATTGTTCAAAATCCATCAACTGCATTTAGTGTATCTGGAAATTCTCTTACTTTAAATGGACCTGTAAATTCTGGATCGACAGTTAATGTTTATCAGGTAGGCATGTCTTCCAGTGATACTCAAATTATAGATTATTTGAATGATAATTTTTCAAAATCTACATATAAGTTACAACAAAATTATAAAAGTTTTAACCCACCATCAACTTCTGATATTTTTATTCTTAGGCATGGAGTTGCACAAAATCCTGGAGAAGATTTTGTAGTTGGAAATGGATATATTACTTTTACTACAAATATAACTGATTTAAATGAACTTGTTATCATGTATAGACATGCTTCAAGTGAATTGACAGTTCAAAATACATCTAATAATATTATTACATTATCTTCTTCTGTAGCATCAAATGAATATAAAAATATAGTCGTTTATTTAAATGGAGTTCCGCAATTCAATGAATATAATTTTACAATGTCTAATAATACTATAATTTTAGATTCAATACCTTCAGAAATAAGTTCTTTATATGTAATTAAATATTCAAATATTACCTTTTATGATCCACTAGATGATTGTCCAGATGGAGAAAGAACTAAATTTAGAACTTTATTGAATTTGCAAAATTTAGTATCCTCAGATATTATTTCAAATGCAGATATTATAATTTCAAAGAATGGAATTATTTTATATCCTGGAGTAGAATATACTCTAACTGCAGGTAGAGGAATGGTGCAGTTTTCATCACCATTAAATTATGGAGATCAAGTATTCATGATTAGAATGTATGGAAATCAAGTTATTAATTTAACTTCTGTTTCTGGTTCGTCTACTGTATTTGATTTAAGTTCTTCTATTCCATCTTCAGATCAAGAAGATTTGGTTATTTTTTCAAATAATCTTTGGAGATTTAGTGAGCTGGGGCAATTTACATATAATTCTACTTCAAGAATTACACTTTCTTCAGCAAAGACTTCTCAATATGCATTCGGAATTAAATTCTTCGGACTTGTTAAATTGTTAGATCAAATTCATACTCCATACAATGGTTCTAATAATAAATTTAACCTATTCTTAAATGAAGAAAATTTTATGCCTACTGGAACAATTGAAAATACTGCCACTCCTTCAGAAACTAGTATTTTAGTTGTAAAGAATGGTAAAGTATTAGATCCTGGAGTAGATTATACTTTACAGGGAGATATTAAATCTCAAATTCAATTTGCAAGTGCTCCAATTTCCACAGATGTCATCTCTGTTAAGTCTGTAGGATCATTCTTGAAGTTAAAATCAATTACTTCTGGATTTGGAGGGAAAGTTTACGATTTGAAAAAACAGGATAATTCTGTATATTATCCAAATGCACTTATATCTCGTCCAAGAGAATATGAAAATCAAATTTTAGTTATAAAAGATGGAAATATTCAAAGTCCTTTACAAGATTACTATATTGACAATGATAAATTAATCTTTATGAATAATGTAACTGCATCTAAATTGGTCATTTTAGATTTCATGGGAACTATTGATGATGTTAAAGTAGATCAATATCAGAATCAAGTAGAAGTTGGAGAAATTATTTTCATAAATGGTGAATCATCTGGAAGAGAAGTTACAGAAATTATATCTCCTACTATACTTAAAACAGAGTCGATTCAAGGACCATTCCCTTCAGGATTCACTGCAACTTCTACTGTTTCAAATGGAAAACTATCTTCCATCACAATTACAAATGGAGGAACTGGATATGGATTCCCAGTAATCTTGAGAACCAAAGGAGTTGGAACAAGTGCTAAAGCAACTGCAAATGTAGATAAAAATTTGGGAAATAAAGTAACTCCACCAATTTCCATAGAATATCCTGGATATAATTTATATCAACCTCAACAAATAGTTGCAACGTCATATGCATATTATTACAAAAAAACTCCATTAAATACTTCATCTATTAAAATTGCAACTAGATTAACTTCAAATATAAATTCTACTGCAGAAATAATTCCAATTGCAAACTCATCAAGATTTGATCAATCTGATATTATAATTACAATTAATTCTTCTAGTGGATCTGGAGCTACTTTTAGACCATTTGTGAGCAACGGAAGAATTAGAAAAATTGAAGTTATTAATCAAGGAATTGGATATGATGATAGAGATGTAACTCTAACCGTATCTGGTGGAGGTGGAAGTGGATGCGTATTAAGTCCAGTATTAGACTCCATGGGCAGATTAACTTCCATCACGGTTAGAAATGGAGGCGAGGGATATGATACATTTAAAATTATGATTTATAATGAAATTATAGAATATACAAATATCGTTTCAAATCAACTTATTGGTTGTACTAGAGGATCTTTTGCAATTTCTCACACAGCAAACACTCTAGTTTATTATGACAAATTTATATAATAAATAAACATATACTAGACTAATTTACAAGGATACCCATAATGCCTTCATTAGTAACAGATAATTTTAGGATGTTTGCGGCTCAACAATTTGTAGAGTCTTTAGAAGAACCTTATACAAATACTGCAACTCCCCCAACTCAAACTTCAGATACGGATGCACAATCGCAGGCGTATAGAAGTAAAATTTACTTGTTTATTGGAAGATCTCAAAACTGGAATGATACCTCAACAATAAATGCAGTAATTGAGAAATATAAAGGATTTACTAATATTTCTGATTTAAATCCACCATCTCCAGTAGATTCAATAGATGAATTGAGTGAAATTTATGATGATATGATTGCATTAAAGAGAGTTAATAGATCAGACGTATGTGAAGTAGTACGAAAAAGAGTATGGCAAAAAGATATTGTTTATGATATGTATAAAGATGATTATGGAACTTTAAAAACTGATGGTAACATAAAATTATCATCAAATGGACAGTCTAAATTATATAATTGTAATTTTTATGTGATGAATAGTCAGTTTCAGGTTTTTAAATGTATCTATAATAATCAAACCGTCGCAAATCCTTCAGGAACTCCTTCTACTGTAGAACCAACTGGAACTAGTACTTCTATAATTACTCTTAGTGATCAATATAAATGGAAGTATATGTATACAATTACAATTCCAGACTATATCAAATTTGTTTCCACTGATTTTATGCCTGTTAGAATTGATTCTACTGTGCAAACAGCTGCCGTAAATGGGGCAATTCATCAAGTTATAATTGAATCTGCAGGCTCTGGATTTGTTACTGCAGAGAATGGAACTTATTTTGTTCCTGTCAGAGGAGACAATACTAATAACTGTATTGTACAAATTACCATATCATCTCAATCTCTCACTAGTGCAACTATAGCCACTAATAATGGCACTCTACTTACTGGATCTAATTACTCTTATGGATACTTAGATTATTCTAGATGTTATAAACAGCTTGCAAAAGCATTGAATGAATCTACAGCAGTTTCTTCAGATTATGAGAATTTTGTTACAAAAAATATGAAAATAACACCTATAATTTCTCCTCCTGGAGGACATGGTTCAAATGCACTCTATGAACTTGGTGCATATAGAATTATGATTAACAAGAGTCTAGATTTTCTAGACGGTGAAGGAGATATTCCAGTTGACATGCAATTCCGTAGATTTGGATTAATTGAAGATCCTCAGAGAAATGGAACTAGTGAAGATTATGTAATTAATACTGCTACTGCGTGTAGAGCAATTAAATTTTCTACATTAACATTTAATGGCAACTTTAATATTGGAGAGATAATTAGACAACCATCCACTGGAGCAACTGGAAGAGTTATTCATTGGGATTCTATCAATAAAGTTTTAAGATATTATCAAAATGAATATATTAATGGTACACAAACTGCAGAATTACAATATAAATATATTCCATTTTCGGGAACTTCTGCAATTAATGGATCTCCAACTACTGAAGGAGGAAGTGGAATAACGGGAGCAATTCCAGATACATCATTTAGCAATAATCAAACAATCCCAGAAACTAGTGGAATTGTATTTGCAAATGGATATTCTGTTTCGGAAGTTAAAAAATTTAGTGGTAAAATTTTATATGTGGAAAACAGAAAACCAGTAGTAAGATCAAATGATCAAATTGAAGATGTAAAATTAGTTATAGAATTCTAAACTAAATAATAAAAAAGAGATAATCTTGAAGGTTTAAATAAATGCAAAAAACAAATCTTAATTTGCAACCATATTTCGACGATTATAATAGGTCTAAAAATTATTATAAAGTTCTTTTTAAACCTAGTTTTCCTATACAAGCTAGAGAACTAACTACCTTACAATCTATTTTACAAAATCAAATTGAAAGATTTGGTCAACACTTGTTTAAAGATGGATCAGTAGTTATTCCTGGCCAAGTAGGATATGATCTGCAATATAATGCAGTTTTGATTCAACCAACTATTAATAGCATTAATTTTGAAACTACTTTCAGAACTAAATTAACTGGAAAGATTTTAACTGGTAGTTCTTCTGGTGTAAAAGCCAGGGTAGTGAATAGTATTAGTGCAGAGACTTCTGAAAAACAATTTGCTACTTTATACGTAAAATATACTTCTTCTGGAAATGTAGAGAATGGAGTTCAATTAACAAAATTTAAAAACAATGAGATATTGGTAGATGATAGTGGAAATCAAGTAGCATTAACATCTACCCAGAATGCATCTGCATTCAAAGGAAGTGCGGCGTATATAACCTCTGGTGTATTCTTTATTCGTGGATTTTTTGTTGATGTTCCAGAACAAAGTATTATATTAGATCAATATACAGGATTTTCTTCATATAAAATTGGCCTAGAAATTATTGAAACTATTGTATCTGCAAGTGAAGATTCTTCTTTATATGATAATGCCGTAGGATCTTCAAATTTCTCTGCTCCTGGAGCAGATAGATTAAAAATAGATGCTGTATTGTCGAAAAAAGATGTAGATATTTCTGCATCCGACTCTTTCATAGAATTAATAAGACTAAAAGATGGTGAGTTAATTAAAATAGTAGATAATACAGTATATAATGAACTGGAGAAAAATTTAGCTAGAAGAACATTTGATGAATCTGGAAATTATACTGTATCTGATTATAATGTATCTTTAAAAGAAACTTATAATGATGGAGAAAATGATGGAGTATATCTACTAAATGATTATCTAGTAGATGGGACTAAAATATTAAACAGAACTCCTACAGAATCTGATGGCAAATCTATTGATGCAAGAAATTATTACACGTTAGAACTATCTAAGATCAAAGCTTACGTAAAAGGGTTTGAAATTAATAATGCCGGAAAATCTTATACAACTGTAGAAAAGCCTAGAAATTCTTTAACTGTAAATAATAGAGGTATAATTTCTTCTTTTGGTAATTATGTAGAAGTGAATCAAACTTCTATTATTGGAAAAGTTAATCCTGGTGAAGTAATAACTTTAAAAAATACCAACAACTCTATCGAAACTACTGTAGGAAAGGCAAGAGTATTATCTCTCCAAGGACAAGGAAAATTATTCTTATCTGATATAACTTTATATTCATCTATTAAAACTTCAGAATCCAATCCGAGTCTATTTTCAGGTGATTTTATATTTTTAAGTAATGGATCAACTGCGGTTATTGAATCTATCACCACAAATACAATTATATTAAGTCAAATTAATGGAACAATAGTTCCAGGAATAAGTTTTACCAATAGTAGAAATTCAATTACATATAATATTGACACTTGCACAAATTATAAATTTGAAGATGTTCTATCAGTATCATCTTCTGGTTTTAGTGCAGATTTAAAATTGGATGAAGTTACACTCACAGGAACTTCATTCAGTGTAAGAAATAATAATCCCACAAGTACAATAACTCATACTTATGATGATTCCAATAATGCCACTATTAGTTTAGTAGGAACAAATGGAATTCAAGTACAGGCTCAATCAACCACAAGTGTTGATGGTGTTGGAACTGTAACTGGAAATGCTAGAAATGTATATCAAGTTTCTTCTGGAACTGGAAATGCTACTTTTACCGTCACAAAAAATACCAATGCAACTTATACGGTAGCAATTTTAAATCCTGGATCTAATTATACTAATGGACAAACTTTAACTATTTCAGGAACTTCTTTAGGTGGTACATCTGCTAACAACATTACTTTATCCTCAATCACTATAAATCCAATTACTGGAGTAGGTACTGTAAACGGATCAGCAAAAAATACATACTCTTCAATTGCTGGAACTGGAGGAGGAGCTACAACAAACGCAACATTTAATGTTACCAAAAATTCAAACGGAACTTATTCAATTGCAATTGCAAATGGTGGTGCTGGATATACTGCCAATGCAACAAATATTATAATTACTATTCCAGGAACTTCTTTAGGTGGAGATTCTTCTAATAATGTAACTTTAACAAATGCTGCTGCGAATGCGAGTGGAGTTTTAACAGGTTTTGGTACTGTAAGTGGTAACGCAAAAGTTTCCTATACTGGAGTTACACATAGTTCATCTTCTAGTAATGGTTCGGGAGCAACCTTTGATGTTACTGTAAATGGATCTTCATATGTTGTCAATAACGTATCAAAAGGATCTGGATATGTTTCTGGAAGTACTTTAACTATTCCAGGAACTTCTTTAGGTGGAGATTCTTCTAACAATCTAACTTTAACAGGAATTACAGTAGTTGATGGTTCAATTGCGTCAGTAGGAACTGTTACGGGATCTGCAAAAATAGCTTATAATGGAATCACTAGTTCTACTGGAACTGCTACATTTAATGTTGCAATTAATAATGGAAATTATACCGTTTCATTGGCAACTGGTGGTACTGGATATACAAATAATCAGTCAATTACTATTCCAGGAACTAGTTTAGGAGGACTTTCTCCAGATAATGATGTATCTTTCCCTGTAACTAGTACTGGAAAGAATTATTTAATTACATTTTTAGACAATACTACAGTATCTTCAAATGCATCCAATATTACTCCTGCAGTTGTTGGAAATAGAACAGCAGGGGGAGTTGCTAGAACTATAGTAGTAGATACAATAACAAGATTATCTGACAAGAGTGTTAAGGTATCGTTTAAAATAGTAAATCCAGGACAATCAGATAATAATTTAAATACTTTTGTCCGTGATTTTACTATTACCAGATCTGCTGGAAATTCTATAACTTTAACAGGAAGTTCTACACAATTTGCATCAGAACTTAAGCCTCAAATGAAGTTATTAATAGGAGGTTCTACTGTTTCGGTACTTGAAATCATTTCAGAAACTCTCAGAATTTCTGGAACTATTGCAGAAGGAACTTATTATGGAATTAAAAAATTAACACCAAAAATTAAATCACTTGGACCAAATTTTTATACAAAAATTTTAAGCACTCCTGTAAAATCTGCATCCGATTTATCATATTTTAAATCAATTACAGAAACTAAATTAATAGATTCTGGATTCACAACAATTTCCACAACTTCAAATTATACAATTTCTCCAAATGATATCACAGTAACTAATAATTCGGGATCTGTTCTTTTCACCACTTCTGATGTAACTGGGTATAGTGTAAAACTTAATTTAAGTGCTGGATTAAATGGCACCAATGTTAATGTTACTTATAAAGTAAGAATAAATGATCCTTCAATAAAAACAAAAGTTTCAGAGACTTTTAAAGTATTAAAGGTAAATAAACAAAAAGATAGTACTAATATTGTATACGGAACTAGAATATCTGATAAAGAAATTTCATTAAAATTCCCAGACGTATATAAAATACATACAATTAGAGAAATTGTAAACACAGGCGATTCTGATGATTCATTATTTGATAAAGTTGTAGTAAATGATGTATCTGGTATTTCAAAAGGAAATATAATATACAAGGATAGTATAAAAGCAAAAGTTATACACATTCAAGGTACTACATTATATCTGATATACATTTCACCTGAAAAATTCCAGCCAGGTAGCAATTTATCCATTTCTATTAATGTAATTTCCAAAACTTTTGTATCTGGAAAATATATAACTTCAGCAACTAGTGGAAGATATAAAGATATCACTAAAGATTTTAGTTTAGTAAAAAATGATGGTCCAGAATTTTATAATATTTCAAAGTTAGTACGATATGATGCTGCAGCAGTTCCACAAAATAATTTCTTAGTCGTATTTGATTATTTTTCACACGACAATTTATCAAATGATTTGTATACAACAAATTCATATGATTTTGGCGAGATTGAATATTCAGAAATTCCTTCATGTTACGATGGAACACCTTATACTGATATAATTGATTTTAGATATTATGCATCACCATCACCTATTACAGGAACTTCTGGAACTATAGCATCTCCATATGTAGAAACTACATCTGCATTTAATTTATATCCACCAGCTATTACATCTAGAAGCATCTCTTCATTTATCTTCCCAGGAGATATTGTCACTGTTGATTATGATTATTATATGGGAAGAATTGACAAAGTATTCCTGGATGAAAATGGAAATCTCACAGTGGCAAAAGGATCACAATCATTAACTCCCCAGCCACCAGAAGATATTTTAGGTGCATTGCATTTAGCAACATTAAATATTCCACCTTACATGAAGGATGTAAACGATGTTGCGGTAACTTTTGTCGATTCAAAACGTTATACAATGAAGGATATTGGATCTATTGATAAAAGACTTAAAGCAGTAGAAGAACTAACGTCTTTAAGTTTACTAGAAATAGATACAAATAATCTTAATATCACCGATGCAGATGGAAATAATAGATTTAAAACAGGGTTTGTAGCCGATAATTTTAAGACTACTCAGTTAGCAGACTTAAATAACGTTAATTACACTGCATCTATTGATACTGAAAATGCATTACTCAGACCGTATCCATACATTACAAGTACTTCATTAACATACAATAGTTCTTCAAGTTCCAAGATAACTGGATCTATAGTAACTATTCCATACACTGAAGTCTCTTATGTGGTACAAAATTTTGCAAGTAGAGTAGAAAATTTACAACCATTTGAAGTTATTCAATGGGATGGAGATTTGACATTAAATCCAGATAGAGATGTTTGGTTTGATACTGTAAGAACTACAACTAATACCAACCGAATAGATTTAAGTCAACCAGTTAGATTTTTATTTGATAGAAGTGGAGCTTCTGGAGACCAATGGAATGCATGGCGAAATGTCGGATCTCAGAGAGTTGGTGGAGGAACTAATGTTTTCCAAGAAAGAACTGGAGTAAATAATTCATTCTCCACTTTAACTCAAGATATTCAAGTAGGGGATACTATAAATTCCGTTGCACCTTCAACCTTCATGAGGTCAATAATTGTAGATTTAACTTGCCTCAAACTAAAACCAAATACATTATTCCACTTCTTTGTTGATGATGTTCTTAATAATTTAATTGTTTATCCTAAACATTTTACAAATATGACCCGACCACCTACTGGTGCTGGCACATTTGTTGTAGGAGAAACAGTTGATTTTTTCTATAATCCACCTGCAGGAATGGTAATGGCAATGGTGATGCCTACAAATCCTATAATTGCTACTGTCGCTTCTTCTTCTGTGGGCACATACAATGCAAACTCCACATATTTAAGTATTACCAATATTAGATCTCAAGATGGAACTAATGTTAATGCAAATAGTTTTGGGGATAGATTTACTATTGTTGGGAGATCATCTGGTGCTAGAGCAAGTGTAGACTTTAGTTCATCTTCAAATACACCTAGATTAAGGTCAGATAATGGTGGATCACTTCAAGGATTTATACTAATTCCGAGATCAACTTATCCAACAGGAACTTCTACTTTTAAATTGTGTGATCAAGTTAGTGGCACAACAGTATATGGAATTTCGGATTCAAATGCAGAAGCTTCATACAATTCCGAAGGAACTGTAGTCAATGTAACTAGTAACGTACTGTCATTAACTACTCCTCAAATTGTCAGCACTCCTATTAGAGGAAGGCAAACGGTATTTGTTCCAGATCCACCACCACCACCACCACCAGCCCCAGCAGGCCCAGACCCTATTGCACAATCATTCTTTGTTCAAAATTTAGATGGTGGAGTGTTTGTAACTTCTATTGATTTATATTTTCAATCAAAAGATGATACTATTCCAGTATCAGTAGATTTAAGGACAATGGAAAATGGGACTCCAACTCAAACCATACTTCCAGACAGTGTTACTGTTGTTCAGTCTAGTGATGTAAAAGTTTCAAATAATGCTCTCCTTCCAACAAGATTTACTTTTAAGTCACCGATATACTTAGCTCAGAATACTGAATATGCATTTGTTGTAAGAAGTGCTTCAAAACAATATAAAATATGGATATCTAGATTGGGAGATCAAGAGATTAATAGTAGATCTGTAATTGATAAGCAACCATATTCTGGATCATTGTACAAATCTCAAAATATGTCTGTATGGACGCCTGATCAATTTGAAGATCTTAAGTTTGTTTTAAATAGAGCAAAATTTGTCACAAATGCAACTTATACTTGCAAATTATCTAATTTGCCAGTTCCTTCTGTAAGTTTACCACCAAATCCATTTAAATTTACTACATCTTCTGGATTAATTGAAGTATATCACCCAAATCATGGAATGAACAGTAAGCAAAATTATGTTAAAATTAGTGGAGTAATTTCACAATCTACATCAACTACGTTAAATACTAACATATCATCGACAACACAAGTTGGGAATATAACTATAGGAAATGCCGCAGATACTTCTTGGAGTACTATAAATGGTGCTGTAGTATCTGCAAGTAATCCAGGATATATTTTAGTGAGAAATGAAATTATTAAATATACTTCAATTTCTGGAACTACATCTGGAACTACATTAGGTATTCCATCTGATGGAAGAGGGCAATTTGGAACAATTGCATCTACCTATTCTATAGGAGATTCAGTTTCTTGCTATTCTTTAAATGGAATTCCATTATCTGAAATTAATAAAGTTCACAAAATAACTGAAGTTATTGATTTAGATAGATATAAAATTACTGTGTCAGCTAATGCATCATCTTCTTTAGTTGGAGGAGGGTCTGATGGAGTTGCATCCAGAAATATTGCATATGAAGAAATATTCCCAAATATTGCTCTTGCAAATATTCCATCAACAAATGTAAGCCTAACATTTGATAGTGTATCTGGAAATTCTGTCAATATTCCAGAATCATCTTTCAATCTAGTTTTAAATCAACCTATTCAAAATAAACAATATTTAAAATTAAATTCACCTAAAATAATAACATCTCCAGTAAATTCAGATGAATACTTTGATAGTTTAACATATTCATCATTAACATTTAATGTGAATATGTCTACAGAAAAGGATAATCTAAGTCCATTTATTCAAGTAAATGGTTCTTCAGCAGTGACGATTTCAAATAGAATTTTAAAGAAAGTTTCTAATAATGTATTGGATATTTCTCAAGAACTTACGCCTTCTTCTGGAATCTATTCTTCTTACATAACTAAAAAAATTACCCTTCAAAATACATCAACATCTATAAAAGTTCTACTGGACGCTATTAGATATAGAGGATATGCAGGAGAGTACTCTGATATTAAAGTATTTGCTAAAATGTATCCAGATGGAAATCTAGGATCTTTTGATAACATGAACTATGTTGAAATACCTGCAGTATCATATCCAACTTCTTCTACTTCAAATGAATATAAGTCATTTGATTTTGAACTGAAAAATCTTCCAGAATTTAAGGAATTTAGTATAAAAATTTGTATGATTAGCAATGATCAAACTAATATTCCAATAATACGAAACTTTAGATCTATTGCATTGGCGGTATAATTATGGATAAAATGTATGTTGATGGGCACCCAAATCTTTATAGAGATTTAAAAAGCGGTGCCATAATAAATGAAAGTGATACAAATTATAAACTATACATGGAACAGTATCAATCAAGACAACTTAAATCTAGACGAATTGATACCATTGAAAATGATCTAAATAGTCTTAAATCTGAGATTAGTGAGATTAAATCTTTGCTTTTGAAATTAAATGAACGATCTTCCATTAACTAAACAATTTACTCTTCAAAAAATTTATAACGATATAGATTCTTTAAACGAAGAGGATGCTAAAAAAATTGCAAAAGAATTTGCAAAATTATACCATATACAACAACATGTCGTGATGAATTTATTAATTAGAAAGTAAATTACTAAAAGGTCTCCTTATAAATACTAAGGAGACCTTTTTATATAAATATTTTTAAATGGCAGCTGTAAAAAATTTATACGTTGACCAAGGTACTGACTTTAGTGTTCAACTAACAATTTACGATGATAATAATTCCCCTTGGAATTTAACTGGATACACTGGTCAAGCTAAAATAAGAAAATCTTATTATAGTTCAACTTCTGTAAATTTTGCTCTATCTTTTCATGCTGTCAGAACTACTGGAGTGATTACTCTTGAATTGAATTCTTCACAAACATCTTTATTAGAACAAGGAAGATATTTATATGATGTAGTTATTACCAATCCATCCAATAAAAAAACTAGAGTGATAGAAGGTATTGTTACTATCAATCCAGGGGTAACATGAACGTAAACGTAACACTTCCAAATAGTCCACGAATAAAATCTACGGTTTCAAACCAACCTCAAGTAATAACTGTTTCTTCTAGTACCGGGCAAAGATTATCTTCATTAAATGATTTGGATATGACTAATGCTCAAAATGGAGCCCTTCTACAATATAATAGTGTTACGGAAACTTGGGTAGCAACTAACATCATCGAAAATTCTGGTCTAACTATCAATTGTGGGAATTACTAACCTGTACGGAAAATAGAAATGGCAACTATCATCAAAATTAAAAGATCTAGTACAACCAATGTTCCTAATCTTGGACAAGGTGAATTGGGATACTCTTGGGGTGCTGGAACTTACACAGATGCCCAAAGTGCTACGGTAGCATCTTATGGTAAGATGTACCTAGGAACAGGTACTGAGACTGGAGGTATTGCTGCAAATATTGAAGTTATTGGTGGTAAATATTTTACCGACATGTTAGATCATAGTCATGGAACATTAACTTCAAACTCTGCAGTAATAGTTGACTCTGCATCTAAGATTAATATTTGGAACGTAGATAATTTAACTTTAGATGGGAATACTATTTCATCTACAAATACAGATGGAGATATTAATTTTGATCCGAATGGTGCTGGAGAAATTGTAATACCAGATGACACACATTTAACTTTTGGTACTAGTAAGGACACCAAAATTAAATATGATGAAGCCACTGATGATAGGTTAGAAGTTACTGGTGCGGATTGGAATTTTGCTAGTGGAGTTGCAATTTCAATTAGTGATGCAACTACATCAACTACAACAACTACTGGTGCTTTAGTTGTTTCTGGTGGAGTTGGCATTGGAGGAAATCTAAATGTTGCAGGATCTATTAATGTAGGAGCACTTGGATCCACAGATCTTACACTTAGTGGAGATTTAACTGTACAGGGCGGAGATATTAATGTAACCAACGTAGCTACAAATATTAATCTTAAAGATAATACTGCATCTGCATTAGCTATCAAAGAAGGTGCTAATGTATATTTCAAAATTGATACAACAGATGGATCTGAGTTAATTACTCTAAGTACTTCTAATGTTATAATTGATAATGATTTGCAAATTAAAGGTGGTGATTTAACCACCAATCAGACAACTTTTAATCTATTAAATTCTACAGCTACCACTGTAAATGCATTTGGTGCTGCAACTGATTTAAAGATTGGTACTGCTGCAACCGAAGTTGACTTCGGAAATTTGAGAATTCGTGATACTGTTATCTATAGTGAATCTGCTGCTCAAACAATTACTATTGATCCACATCCCTCAGGAGGAGATCAAGCAGGAAGTGTTGTAATTCGTGGTAATCTACAAGTTTCTGGAACAACTACTACGGTCAACTCAACTGAGATGACCATCAATGATCCAATTTTCACTCTTGGAGATGGAATTAGTGAAAAAACTGTAGTTGCCGCTGCTTCAAGTGGTGCAACTACTCTTACTTTAGATGATGTAACTGGATTAAATGTTGGTGATATTGTTTCTGGAACTTCCATTCAAAATGGCACTACAGTTACTAATATTAATACAGGAACCAAAGTTATTACAATTAGTCTTGGTATTTCTGCTGGTATTTCTGCAAGTACTAATACAAATCCAGTAATTTTAACTTTTACTCAAGGTGCAGATGATAACAAAGATCGTGGTATTCAATTCAAGTACTTTAATAATAGTTTAAAGACTGGATTTTTTGGATACGATGAATCTGGAGTTAGTGAAGATGTAACTACTTATTATTTCACATATATTCCAGATGCAACAAATACTTCAGATGTATTCAGCGGAACAAGAGGTAGTGCATACTTCAAGACAGTAAAACTTGATGATGGAATTACTAACGGAATTGCATTCTTTGATGCTTATAAGAGGATTACAACTACTGCAGCTGCAGGAATATCAGATGCAACAACATCAAATCAAATTTTAACTGTCAATGGATCTGGAGTTCCAGTATGGACCACAACCCTTGATGGCGGAACATATTGATAAATACTTAAAAAAGTGAGAAAATTATGAACTCAGATGAAGTAAACAATTTGTTGTCAGTGATGCAAAAAAAGATTAATGAACTGACATCTCAAAACATTATGTTAGAAGCTAAAGTTATTTACCTCAATAATATTGTTTCTAACATGAATAATAAGTCTGAACTTTCCGATGGAGGATCTTTTGGTGAAGATTCTACATCTCAACAAAAAGAATTAACCAAATCCAAAAGGTCAGTATAATGGCAGAACCAAGTAGTAGAACACAACTTAAAGAATATTGTCTTCGTAGACTTGGAAAACCAGTGATTGAAATCAATGTTGATGATGATCAAATTGAAGATTTAATTGATGATACAATTTCATTATATAATGACAGAGCATATAATGGAATGGAAAGAATGTACTTAAAGTACAAACTTACCCAAGAAGATATTGACAATGGAAAGAAGAGAAATTTCATTACTACTAAAACAGATACTAACGATTCGGATAATTCAAGAACACTTAATTTTGAAGAAGGACGAGGATATTTAACTGTCCCTGATCATATTGTTGGAGTACAGGGAATTTTTAAGGTATCTAATGCCTTTGTAAATAACATGTTTGGCTTTAGATATCAATTTTTCTTGAATGATTTTTATAATTTTTATTCATATGATATCATGAATTATTACATGGTATTGACTTATCTTGAGACTTTAGATTTTATGCTAGAGGGCAATAAAGATATTAGATATAATAAAGTTCAAAATAGACTTTATATAGATTTAGATTGGGGAATGCAATCCAAGGATGATTTTATTGTCATTGATTGTTACCGAGCACTTGACCCTAATCAATTTACTGGATTGTATAATGAAAGGTGGGTTAAAAATTATTTGACTGCATTAATTAAAAGGCAGTGGGGACAAAATTTATCTAAATTTGAAGGCATTCAAATGCCAGGTGGAGTAACTTTTAATGGTCGCCAATTATATGATGATGCAATAGGAGAAATTGAAAAATTAATGGAAGATCTTAAAACTACATATGAATTACCACCACTTGATATGGTAGGATAATGAAAAACGTTTATTTTTCACATGGCACATCATCTGAACAGAGACTCTATGAAGATTTAATCATCGAGTCTTTGAAAATTTATGGTTTTGATGTGTATTATTTGCCAAGAGAATTTTCCAATGATGAAAGATTGTTTGGAGAAGATCCTCTTGCAAAGTTTGATGAAAATTATATTATAGAAATGTATGTTTCTAACTATGAGGGATTTACTGGAGAAGGGACTTTATTGACTAAATTTGGAGTACGTATTGCAGAAGAAGCAACATTTATAATTTCAAAAAGAAGATGGGAAGATTTAATTTCATCTTCAAATAATTTAATTACATCTGCAAGACCTAATGAAGGGGATGTAATTTATTTTCCGTTAACTAATCAACTATTTCAAATTAAATTTGTAGAACATAATAAACCATTTAGGCAATTAGGTCAAATTGCAACTTATCAATTAGTATGTGAAGTAATGGAAGATTCCAGTGAAAGATTTGAAACTGGAGTTGATGAAATTGATAAGATCAGACGAGATGAAGGATATTCAATTACATTTAAAATTACTGAAGGAATTAAACAAATTAATGTACTTACTGGAGGTACTGGATATACTGCATCTGGAACAGTTGTAAATATTGGTTCTGTCCCAGGAGCTTCTGGTGGTCAAGCGTCTGCAATTATATCTGCTGGAGTAGTAACTGGAGTTACAGTAATCAATCCAGGTACTGGATATCTTTCAGTTCCTGGTATATCAATTACTGGATTGGGAACTGGAGCTACTGCACAGGCAATATTAGCTCCAAAAGGAATATATAAATATGAAGAAACAGTAACTGGTAGTAAAAGTGGAGCTACTGGTAAAGTTATTAGATATGATGTTACAAACAAAGAACTTGAACTTATAGATATAGTAGGAACTTTTGTAGATAATGAAACTTTAGTTGGTCAAACCAGCAATGCGGAATGGATAATTAACACATTCAGTTCCATCGAAAATGAAAATGATGATTTCAATGAAAATAAATGGTTTGAAGATAAAGGTGACGAAATTGTCGATTGGTCCGAAAAAAATCCATTTGGTGAATATGGAAACATGGGAGTATTCTAATGCTAGGTAAACATTTTTATAACGAATCAATTCGTAAAACTATTATTGGATTTGGAACTTTATTCAATAACATAGAATTACAAAGAAAAGACAAAGATGGTAGTGTTAAACAAACCATCAAAGTTCCTTTGGCATATGGTCCTGTCGAAAAGTTTTTGGCAAGAGTAGAGGCAGAACCAGATTTAGATAAAAGAAGACCTACTCAAATTCAGTTGCCTAGAATTTCTTTTGAAATGAAAGGAATTTCTTATGATGCAAGTAGAAAACTTGGCCCAACTCAAATTTGCAGAACTCCAAAATCTGGAGAAACTGAGATTACGTATTCTCATTATTTACCAGTTCCATATAATTTAGATTTTGAAGTTGCACTTATTAGTAAAAATAATGATGATGCAGTTCAAATACTCGAACAGATTCTTCCATTTTTTCAACCATATTTTTCAATAACTATTAATATGGTATCTGAAACAGATGAGAAAAAAGACATTCCTATTTTATTAAATGGAGTTTCTATTCAAGATGATTATGAAGGAAATTTTGAAGTAAGAAGAACTATAATTTATACTTTAACATTTGTAGCAAAATCATATATTTACGGACCAATTACTACTTCAGATATTATTAAAAAAGTTAATGTTGATATTGGTACTGCAATAAATGCAAATAGATATGTAACTTATAGTGCAACTCCAAAAGCCCTTGAAGATTTAAATAATGATGGTGCTATTAATTCTTTAGATGATGAATTAGTGGAACCAGAGGATAACTTTGGTTTCAATGAAATATGGACAGAATAATTATGTCATCATACGATAAACTAGACGACTCTTTTGATATAGTTCCAGTAGATTCCGATGAACCATCTGAATTAGTATCAGAACTTGATATCATTTTAGAATCAGATTTAGAGGATATTAAAAAAGATTACAAATATAGTAGAGGGCAACTCTACAATTTAATTCAAAAAGGACAAAAAGCAATTGATGGAATTTTAGATGTTGCTAGTCAAAGTGATCATCCAAGAGCTTATGAAGTTGCATTTCAAGGCATAAAAAATGTGTCAGAACTTGCAGATAAATTAATAGAAGTTCAGAAAAAAATGAAAGATATAGAAGAAGATAGACCAATTAAAGGTCCTTCTACTGTAAATAATACTATGTTTGTTGGAAGTACTGCAGAACTTCAAAAGTTTCTAAAACAATCCAAAATAAATAATACGGAAGAATGATAACAATTCGGAGAATTTAAATGTCAGTCATTAAAGTTGTACAAGATTTACCTATAGTAGATACTACAGATA